TTATATTTAACTTCTAGTTTATGTGAGGGTATATCGTTAAGAATATCTGATATTATAGAATATTCACCAGCAAGAGAAGCTTTTGTACAAAAAATAGGTGGACACAACGTGGCTACACTAGAAGAAATGTCTAATTTACATTTATATGATTTTGGTATATTTATTGAATTAGCACCAGATGAAGAAGAAAAACAATTGTTAGAAAACAATATACAACAAGCGTTAGCTAAAAATAGCATAGAGCTTGAAGACGCTATTGATGTAAGAGAAATTAAAAATTTAAAACTAGCAAATCAAGTATTAAAAATACGTAGAAAGAAAAAAGCTGAAAAAGATCAGCAAATGCAACAAGAAAATATGAGAGCTCAAGCAGAGGCTAATGCTCAAGCTCAACAGGTTGCAGCTCAAGCAGAAATACAGAAAAGTCAAGCTGTAATGCAAACAACTATGCAACTTGAAAATATGAAAGCTGAAATAGAAAATAAAAAGATGATGAAAGAAGCTCAACTTAAAAAAGAGCTAATGGCATTAGAATTCTCGTATAACATGCAATTAAGAGATAAAGATAATTCTATTAAAGAACAAGCTGAAATGCTTAGAGAAGATAGAAAAGACGATCGTGTAAAATTACAAAGTGATCGTAGAATAAAGGAGAAAGCTGCTCCAAAATTTGAATCTGCTAACGATAGTATGGAAGGAGATTTTAATTTAGGTAGCTTTGAACCTAAATAATTTGTTTAATTATATAATATTATATTATGGAAGAAAAAAATGAAAATCCAGTAGTGGAAGAAGTAAAAGCTACTGAAGAAGTTAAAACTGAATCTAAAGAAGAGGTTTTAAAAGAAGGTGGAGACATGAAAGTCAAACCTAAAAAACCTAGACAACTAGGTAAACAAGAAGATAAAATAGCAAAGGTTGATTTATCCAAAGCAAGCGAAACAAAAGAAGAAGCTAAAGAGGATAATGTTGCTAAAGTTGATTTAAGTAATAAAGAGGAAGAGCCTAAAAAAGAAGAAGAAGTAGTAGAAGAAGTTAAACAGGAAGAAGAAACACCTGTTATTGAAGAGGTTACGGAAGAAGAAGTAGAGCAGAAAGTAGAAGAAACAAAAGAAGAAGTTGTTGAAGCTATTGAAGAAGCTAAAGAAACTGGCGAGCCTTTACCTGAGAATATTCAAAAAGTTGTAGACTTTATGAATGACACTGGTGGAAGTCTTGAAGATTATGTAAGATTAAATCAAGATTATAGTAATTATGATAATACACAATTACTAAGAGAATATTACAAACAAACTAAACCACATTTAACTGATGATGAAATTAGTTTTATGATGGAAGATCAATTTTCATATGACGAAGAGTCTGATGAAGATAGAGATGTAAAAAGAAAAAAACTGGCATTAAAAGAGCAAGTTGCTGATGCCAAAAGCCACTTGGACGGGCTAAAGTCCAAATACTATGAAGAAATTAAAGCTGGGAGCAAGTTGTCTCCTGAACAAAAACAAGCTGTAGATTTTTTTAATAGATACAACAAGGAGAGTAAAGAAAAGGAGCAAATAGCAGAACAACAAAAGTCTATATTTAATAAAAAGACTGAACAAGTCTTTAACAACGAGTTCAAAGGTTTTGAATATAAAGTTGGTGATAAAAGATATAGGTTTAATGTTAAGGACGCTGATAAGGTTATGAAAAACCAAAGCACTCTAGATAGTTTTATTGGTAAATTTTTAAACGATAAAAACCAAATGGAGGACGCTAAGGGTTATCATAAAGCTTTATTTACAGCAAATAATCCAGATGCTATTGCTAATCATTTTTACCAACAAGGAAAAGCAGATGCTATAAAAGAAAGTATGGCAAAAGCTAAAAATGTTAATATGTCAGCAAGACAAACTCACTCAGGTGAAACTAAAGTTGGTGGCATGAAAGTAAGATCGATTAGTGGCGATGATTCTTCTAAACTCCGAGTTAAACTTAGAAAATAAATTAACAACTTAAAATTTAGAAATTATGCCTTTTAGTTCAACGGGCGCATTTGGCGCTCACGTAACTCCAAGACCAACGCAGATCACTGCATGGGATAATTACCTAGCATTTGATTCTTCGTCTGGTGGCGGAACATTTTTACAGCAATTTCTACCTGAAATCTACGAAAAAGAAGTAGAAAGATTTGGAAAGAGAACAATCTCTGGTTTCTTATCTATGGTAGGTGCTGAAATGCCTTTAGCTTCTGATCAAGTAATTTGGTCTGAGCAAGGTAGATTACATATTGCGTATGATAACGCGCAAGATAGTACAACTGTAGTAGCAACAGCTGCTTCTAACACTATTACATTACCTAACCCTCACATGTTACAAGTTAACGATACTGTAGTTATTTATAACAAAAGTACTGCTAACTCAAGTGCTAGATTAGGTAATACTATTAAGTGTAGAGTATCTGAAGTAACTGCTAGTGGTGCTACTGTACAACCATATAACACAAATGATTTAGCTGATAACTCTCAGTTCGCTGATACTGATGCTATCTCTCTATTTGTTTATGGTACTGAGTATGGAAAAGGATCTTCAGAAGATTCAAGATCTCTTGATTCAAGCTTCACTCAGTTTTCTAACAGACCAATTATAATCAGAGACAGATACCAAGTTCAAGGTTCTAACGTTGCTCAAATCGGTTGGGTTGAAGTTACTACTGAAAACGGTGCTACTGGTTACTTATGGTACTTAAAAGCTGAAGCTGAAACTAGATTAAGATTCGAAGATTACTTAGAAATGTCAATGATTGAAGCAGAACAAGTTGCTTCAGGATCTGCTATTTCTGGTGTTCAAGGTTCTGAAGGTTTATTTGCTGCTCTAGAATCTAGAGGTTTAGTATTCACTGGAACTGATTTTGATGTAATTGGTGGTAACGCTGCTCCTTCGAATGGTGTTGCTTACAACTCTCAAAACGGTCTTGCTGAATTTGATACTATTCTTCAAGAATTAGACAAGCAAGGTGCTATTGAAGAGAACATGATGTTCTTAGACAGAAGTACTGCTTTAGAGGTTGACAATATGTTAGCTGGTCAAAATAGCCACTTCGTTGGTGGATCATCTTATGGTGTATTCAATAACGCTGAGGATATGGCACTTAATTTAGGATTTACAGGATTTAGAAGAGGTTCTTATGACTTCTACAAAACTGACTGGAAATACTTAAACGATGGTGTTACTAGAGGTAATATTGGAGACATTGAAGGTGTTATTATACCTGCTGGTACATCTACTGTATACGATGAGAATATGGGTAAAAACATAGCTCGTCCGTTCTTACACGTTAGATATAGAGCTTCTGAAGCTGAAGATAGAAAGATGAAATCATGGATCACTGGATCTGTTGGTGGAAACTTTACTTCATCTGCTGATGAAATGGTAGTTAACTTCCTATCAGAAAGATGTTTATGTGTTCAAGCTGCGAATAACTTCGTATTATTGAAAAACTAAACTAAATATTAAAGAGTTGGGTGCTTCGGCACCCAGCCCTTTATTTTATTAACTTATATTATATTATATCATGAAAAAAGAAAGAAAAGCCCAATTGTGGCAACTAATAGGCCGTAAACAGCCTTTAATAAACGTTATACCTTCAAAACACACTACTAAAAAACCATTATTATGGTGGGACGAAGAAAAAGGTTATAACAGAGAATTGAGATACGCTACCAACCAAAAGTCTGTTTTTGTAGACGAACAAGTTGGAGTTGTTACTTTAGGTAGAGTAGTATTTAGACAAGGTAAATTACTTGTTGAACCTACGTCACCTCAGCTAATGGAATTTTTAGATAAACACCCGTTAAATGGTAAGTTATTTGAAAGATACGATGCTGTAGAAGAAGCACAAGATGATTTAGCGTTTATCAATGCTCAATTACAAGCTATGAATTTAGCTAAAGAATTAGAAATAGATCACGTTGAAGCTATATTAAGAGTTGAGCTAGGTTCTAAAGTTAAAGACATGTCAACTAAAGAATTAAAAAGAGATATATTGTTATTTTCAAAACAAGATCCTTATAACTTCTTAGCGTTAGCTGAAGACGACAATGTTGAATTAAGAAACTTTGGTATCAAAGCTGTTGAAGCTGGTTATATAACTTTAACTCCTGATCAAAGAACATTTAAGTGGAAATCAAATGGTAGAAAATTATTTGATGTGCCATTAGATGAACATCCATACTCTGCATTAGCAGCATACTTTAAAACAGATGAAGGTATGGAAGTATTAAAAACATTAGAAAAAAAATCTAAATAACTAAACTTATAGAGGTAACCATCTCTATGAGGTGGTTACTTACTATAAATAAAAGAAAATATGGTTAATATAGATACAGTTTATCAAAGAGTTTTGGCAATAGCTAACAAAGAGCAAAGAGGTTATATAACACCTCAAGAATTTAATCTATATGCCAACCAAGCTCAAATGGATATTTTTGAGCAATATTTTTACGACTTATCCCAATACAACAGAGCACCAGGCAACGATACAACATATTCAGATCAAATAGATTTAATAAATGAAAAAATAGATATATTTGAAAGATATAGAATAGATGTTGTTATGTCAGGAGATACTAACGAAGGTGGTATGGGTACTTTACCTTTATACTATCGTATGGGTGAAATATACCACAAACACAAAGGTGGTTATGTAGAAATAGAAAAAATAAATCAAAACGAGGTGCATCATATACAAAACTCACCATTAACTGCACCAAACCTAATGAGACCTGTTTATGTAAGAACTAGCAACGTTGTTCCAGACGACGATGGTGGTAATGCTCAAGCAGCAACACAACAAAACGAAATAGGTTTATCAAGATCAATACAAATTTATCCTATAACTATAACAAGTAATGTTGTTTGTAACTACATAGCTAGACCATCTCAAGCTG